CCCGCCTTGAGCGCAACCCTGCACCGACCATCTCTGAGGGCCTCCAGAATCCCCTACAAGGGCTTGTGCGCTGCGGCCTATGCGGTTGTCTAATGCAGCGCAGCCCGGCCCAGAAGAGCCCTTCTGGGCGCTCTCAGCCCGCAATACTCAAATGCACTACGCATGGATGCAAGCAAATCCGGTCTGATCTAGCTGTGATCGAGGATATGATCCTGCAGAGCATGGATGCATGCTATGGCCATGAAGGCGAGCTTTCCCCGGTGCAGATCCAGCAGCGCAAAGACCGCCAGAAGGCTGCCAAGCTGATCTTTGACCAGATCAAGCAGGCAGAAGCGCAGCAGAGCCGCCAGGCGGACTTATTAGAACAGGGTGTGTACACGGTCGAGGATTTTATCAGCCGCAGAAACGCGCTGTCTGAGAGGCTCAGAGAGCTTCACAGACGCTACGACGAGGCGACAGCGCCCGACCTGATGGATCAGGCCTATGAGGCGTGGCGGCAGATCGTCCCGCGGAGCAGCACTGTCAGCGAGGCCTACAGGCGCGCACCTGACAACGCAACCAAGAATGCATTGCTCAAGGCGCTGATCCGCAGCATCACCTACAACAAGACCCAGCGCCGCGCCGGCAAGAACGCAGACAAGCAGACCGGAATAACCCTTGAGTATGACCTGATTTTCCAGTAAAAACACTGGTAGCTTGCGCATAATAATGAATTATTATAGCCAAGATACCAGTGAAAACGCCGCCAGGCAGAATATGCTTGACGGCGTTGATGTTATCATGCTATAATGACGGCAGGGTGCCCGCTACCTCCCAAAGGCGGATCACCTCGCTTTATGGGTGAGCTGAACCGTCTACAACTGGTATTTGTAGGCGGTTCGCGGTTTTATTTCTTCAGTGCAAGCACAGACACAATAATTTCCGCGACAGTAAGCACAATTATAAGCAATTCAAAATCACTCATCCGTGCAACACCTCGCTTTCCTTAGTGATTGCGAGGTGTTTCCGCCTTTATACGGGCTTTCCCTGCCAGAGGCCTGGTGCCTCAGCCGGTATATTATCACAGAAAAACCGCCCAGTCAAGGGCGGTTGCCCGGCTACAAGGCCGCCGGGCGGGCCGCGCGTCTACCAGATTGCCGGGGTCTTGCGGAAGGCTTTCACCTTCCGCGGGCGCTCTGTCAGCGCCGCAGCCAGGGTCAACGCTGGCATCAGGATCAGCAGGCTCATCCAAGCTCACCTCTTGCCAGGACTTCCCAGCCGGGCGCGTACTGGAAAGCTATGTCGTACCAAAAGCAGCCGTCAAGCTCACAGAAGAACCGGGAAACAAACGCCCGTGCGGCGTTCTGATAACCGTTTTCCTCGATCCAGGCGCTGATCAATGCAGTCGCTTCGCGGGTGGCTTTCAGATACAGGTCGGTGCTGTGGTGGTCGATATGTTCGGCGGGAAGAGCCTGAACGGCTCGCTCGTACAAGCTCAGCATGCCTGCTCGCCTCCCTTCAACAGTTCGCGATAGATCAAGTTAGTAAGCAGCTTCTCTGCGTCTGCTTCGCTGTAGCGGTTCCGCTCTGCTTCGGTTTCCTCCAGGATTGCACCCAGATCTTCAATGGCGCTGCGGTTGTAATAGTAGCAGGTGTCGATCACAGAGGGCAGACCCTGGCACCAGTCAATGAAGATTGCAGCCTCAGGGCCGCGCTCGTAACGCTTTTCGCTGCGGAAGGTTTCCAGGATGAACGCTGCAGCTGCTTCGAAGGTTTCAAACTCGGACCCGTCGCGGCCGCAGTTCTCGGGATCGAAGTTATTCAGGATGTATGCGCGGATATTCTCGCGGGCCTTCTTGCTATTGCTTCTCAACATCTTTTCTTCCTCCTTGATTATCTCGTCGTTTTCTGATATTATGGAGGGGCAGCGCGTCGCTGTGTGCCCTCCGGGGCCGGCCTCGTCAACGTTCGCACCGTTGGCGGGGCTTTGTTTATACCGGGCTACCTGCCCGCTCGCAGGCCATCTTATAAAGGTCATCCAGGTAGTAACTGCGCACGTCGTGCATCTCGCCCACATACAGCAGCGCGTTCTGCAGCTTCCAGCTGACCCCGAGGAAGTCGGCCATGTGCAGCATGTCTAGCATGTCGGCGTGTGCGTCGCGCGCCTCGAAGGTGTTGAGCTGCTGGTGCTTGATTACGCTGATCTTTGTTATGATCGCCTTGCAGCACTGGATGATCTTATACTGTTTATCGTTCATTGTCTGTGCCTCCTGTGTTTGTAGTCGGTGTTTCGTGGTTTCTGATTGCATTATAATCTATCTGCGCAGATATATCAAGATGGCAAAACAAACAAATATATTTGCGCAGATATGTGCAAAGTATATATTTACGCAGATATATTTATGTGGTATGATATATGATGTAGATTGGAGGTGTATGCAATGCCAGCCAGCAAGGCACAGCAAAAAGCGGTCAATAAATATATGAAAACAAATTACGATCGCATCAACTTGACATTACCCAAGGGCCGCAAAGACGAAATAAAAGCCCATGCAGAAGCACACAACGAAAGCGTAAATGCGTTCATCAGCAGGGCTATTGATGAAACAATGCAGCGGGATAATACCAAATAACATACAGCACCGCAACGGGGCAGCGCCGCAGGCGCTGTCTTTTTTTATGGGAAATGACAGAGCAACGGGGCAAAATGACGGACTTGTGAGCGGCTTGTTCGCGATCCGTCATCTGTCATTTCTCTGTACACTCTGTCACGACTTGCGAGCACTTTAGCAAACTAAGGTCTGTCATTCTCTGTACACCTCTGTCACTACATTTCATTGTTTTTTGGCCGTTTTGTATGGATAAACTGTATGAATGTATGGTTTTGCAACGTTAAGAAACGATTAAAACGTAAAAATAAAAATAATCCGTCACATCCGTCACAACCGTCATTACATCAAACAGTTACTCAATCATGGACCTGGGTAACCGTCATCTGTACATGACGGTCATGTACGGTATGACAGAGGATTTATACAAAATGCAAAGGTCTGGAGCTTTGGTTGCTCCGGGCCTTTTTGTGTGCTCAGGAGAAAAAACCAGCAATTTTTTACGCTTAGAATGAGCCGTTTTGGTCGGTTTACAATCGGATCAAGGGAGGCGATAGTTGTGTGTTCTATTGATAGCATTCCGCTTGAAAGCACGATCACGGCGGAGATACAGCGCTATTTGGCGCGCTTGCCTGATTGGTGGGGCTTTAAGGTCCAGGGCGGCGGATCACAGATGCGAGGCGTGCCGGATATAGTCGGCTGCTATCGCGGTTTGTTTGTGGGCTTTGAAGTGAAGCGGCCCAAGGTTGGCAGGCTGAGTCAGCTGCAGGCCCACAGAATTGATCAAATAAAGGCCGTAAATGGTCACGCTTTTGTCGTTTATGGCGTTGAAGACGTGAAACAGGCGCTTGATGGGCTTGTCTCGCTTACGCGCGTGGGGGGTGGGGGCTGATGGCCCGCACGGACGGCGAAAGGTGCAGAAGGGCTGGAGAACGATATTCGAAAGGCACATTGCAGCCGCTGAACGACAACATGAGCGAGGCTGCGAGCCTGGCCGCGCTGGGCCTTGGCCGTGATGCGATAGCGGAAAAGCTCGGCGTAAACCCGTCGACGGTTACGCGCTGGTTGAAGCGCGAAGATGTGAAGGCGCTGCGCGCCGCTGCACTGGTTGATGTGGTTGCATCGATGGTTCCGAAGGCTTATGCGGTACTGAATGCACAGCTTGATCACAGTAATCCGTGGGTCGCACAGGGCGCTGCGCGTGAGCTCATCCGCCTGTTCAACATGCAGCAAGGTACAGCAGATGCAAGTGTGGTCGTCACCTTTGGCGGAATGCCCAAACCGGGCGCGCCTGGCACGGCTGGTCACATGGCAGAGTCGCTGCCTGACGGCGACACGATCGAGGCAGACTTTGCCGAAGATGATGCATAAACGCCGCATAAACGCTGTATAAACGCCGAATATCCTGCATTATGCACTGTGTGCGCAGGTTGCACAAGGTTGTTGCGTTGGTATTTGTGCATGTTTGTTTTATCTATGCGCGAAAGAATTGTTTTACGCATAGATACGAACAATTGTTAACAAATGAGTCCTGCAGGGCTATGCCCTGATGGAATTAGGCCAGACGGCCCGGTCGCCCTGTTACCCGGCTTGCGTCTCTTCCTCCCGGCGCAGCAGCAGGGCGGCTGCTTCCCAAAGGAAGGATATATGTATATATCCTTCCACAAAGAGTGCTTGTTTTTTTATGTGCCCTTGAAAAAAAGGCAGAAAAGCGCGACCGGGGGGGGATAAAGCGGACGGTGAGACTCCCACTTCCCGTGAGGAGTATATATATACCTCCGCCACCCGGCATCCTCGCATCGGGGAGTCAACGAAAATTTTTTCGTACATTTTGCAAGACCCGGGGGTAACCCTGTTGGCACCGCAAGCCCGGGAGAGGAAAGGCGATTTTTGAAAAATACCCAGGTGGGAGTTTTTTGGGACACCACCTGATCGGTATAAAAGATGGAGGAAGCGGGGTGCGGCGACATGTGGAAGTAGGAGGAAGGTAAATGGCCAGGCAAATAGTGATTGACTATAAGCCGACGCCGAAGCAAGCACTTTTTCACACGACAGATGCCGATGAGGTGTTGTATGGAGGAGCAGCAGGCGGCGGCAAGAGCAAAGCGTGCGTAATGGACGCGCTGGCGAGGTGCCTGGCATACCCAAAGAGTCACGCTTACATTTTCAGAAGGACGTTCCGCGAGTTGGAGGACACAGTAATCGCGGAAGCGAAAGCGAGCTATCCGCAAGGGTTAGGGCGATACGTTGCCGGGCACCACGAGTATAGGTTGAACAACGGCAGCGTAATCCACTTCAGGCATTGTGCGAGTGTAGAGGACATGTACACATACGCCGGTGCGGAGATCCATTTTTTGTACATTGACGAGCTGACCACGTTCGAGAGGGAGATCTTCGACTTCCTGAAGACGCGCTTGAGAGCGAAAAAGACGCTGGGGCTGGTTCCGGTTGTGCGGTGCACGAGTAACCCGGGCAACATCGGCCACGGTTGGGTGAAGGCGTACTTCGTTGATGCAGGTCCGTTCATGGAGAAGATTCGGCATGAGATTGTATCGAGTGCGTTGGGAGAGACGAAAGTTGTAACGACGCAGTACATACCGAGCCTAGCCACAGAGAACCCGCACATCACGAAGGACTACATATTTGAGCTTGAGAAAAAGCCAGACGCGCTGCGCCGGGCGTTGTTGATGGGCGAGTGGGACGCATTCGAGGGCCAGGTGTTCCTCGAGTGGAAGGATGACCCGAAGCACTATGTGGATAGATTGTGGACACATGTGGTAGAGCCGTTCGATATACCGCCGCACTGGCCGCGATACATGAGTTTTGACCATGGCTATTCGAAACCATTCAGTGTTGGTTGGTGGGCGGTGTCGCCAGACAACGTAGCCTACAGGTACAAGGAATGGTACGGCTGGAACGGCACAGTGAACAAGGGCTGTGAGATGAGCCCAGCGGCGATCGCACGCGGGATCATCGACCGCGAGGAGGACGAGCGGCGGAACAACATCGTTGTTGACAGGATAGCCGACCCGGCGATCTTTGACAGGAGCAGAGGCGACAGTGTAGCGCAGATGATGGAGCCGCAGGGTGGGAACCCTGGCGTGTACTTCAGGAAAGGCGACAACACGCGCCTGGCCGGCAAGATGCAGTTCCATGAGCGGCTGCGGTTCGACAAGGACGGTCGGCCGAAGATGCAGATATTCAATACCTGCCGACAGTTTATAAGGACGATCCCCTCGCTGCCATACGACCTGCACAAGGTCGAGGACGTAGACAGCGATGCGGAAGACCATATTTACGACGAGACCAGATACTTTCTGATGGCGCGCAGTGTACCGGTGAACGATCCGCACGTACCGAAGAAGAGAGTGTTTGACCCGTTGGCCGACTGATGAAAGGAAACGAGATGGCACTGCCTGAGAATTTTGAGAATGTGATGCCCGACACGGCAGCGGCGCTGGCGAGGATGCCAGGCGCGCAGAAGCCATTGAGCGGGAAGAGTGGACCGCAGCCGCTGACTGCAGAGGAGCAGCAACTTGTAAGCGAGGCTTACAGGTTCCTGAAGATCTTCCGGGACGGCTGCAGGGAGTACCACGAGAAGATCAAGGACAACCGCGAGATTGTGCGGATGAAAGACCCGTATCAGGACACGGGCAAGAAGCAGGAAGGCGAGCCGAAGATGCTGCAGCTGCAGACGTTGAAGAGCACGTTCAACAACTGCGTTGCGGACCAGCTGGACAACATGCCGGAAGCGAACTTGTTGCCTGAGCGCCCGGGGCTGGAAGAAGTAGCAGAGGACATGAGTGACGTGGTTCGCTTCGTGTTCAACCAGAACGGCTATGAGCAGCTGCACCGCCGCAGGGTCGAAGACTACTTCATCGGCACATCGCTGACGCAGGTTGTCTGGGACGAGGACATGGACGGCGGCAAGGGCAACGTAGC